TCGCTTCTTTTTCTCCAACCGCTTGCGCTTACGCAGCGTATGTGGCATCGGTTCTTGCAGCTTTTTGGTATTGGCGCGGGCCAGTTCAACAGCCCGCTCAATGGTTTTTGCTTGTTCGTCGTCCATGATTAGCACCCTCATCTTATGTAAGCTCTAGCGGCTAACCCAAATCCAATGGCACCGCCCAACAAGATCATGTTGAAAATAATCATGACCGCATCAATTGGATTGAAAATAAAAGACGCTATCGTCAATGCTGAAAAGCAATAGGTCAGCGTTAGGAAAAAGTTACGCTTCATGCCAGCCTCCCGATTCGGAGACCAATACCTTTGAACCGGCGTGTCGAAATTTTACGACCCTTCCTTTGTCCCCATTGGTAAGCGTTAGCCCGTGTCTTCTTAACGTCGTCCGCGGTCAGCGGCTCTGGAACCAAAAACGATTGCCCAACCTCTAGCATCGCGAGTGTCTTGGAAAGTTTAGTTGACGGCTCATTTCTTTTAGTAAGCGGAATGTCTTCTATCTGATAAATGTCGTCCATTAATTCATACTCCTTTTCAACGAACGTGATGTGAATATATGGGATGTTATTTGATTTGTCAAGATAAAAAAAGAGGCGGCCCGAAAGCCGCCCCCGTTTATTATTTTGACCTTTCACGGTCAATAATTTTGAGATAGTCAAGTATCTCACTGGCAGTATCTTCTCTAAGTGTATACTTGCACCGATACCCGCAGATCTCTTCCAAGTCGATATTGTCGCCAAAGTAAATTTCGTGGCGAGGGTGTCCAAACCCAGCTTCTCCGAAAAAAGCGTCTACAACAATGTCTTGGTTTTTCGCAATCCAGTTGCGTATCCGCTTGCTTGGAATAGTTCTGCCTGTTTTATCGTCTGCCATAGGCAATCAACGCCCCTTGCGGGGTCGCCCTCCGTAGTTTTCAGTTTTCAAACAACATGCCCTTTTTTGAGCATCGTTTATTATCCCATAAAAACCCATGAATGTAAATGCGACAAGTTGACGCACCCTAAGTCATTGAAAAATAACGATTTTGGGTGTGACAGTTTGTCGCATTTACTTTATCGTATAGATATGCGATACTATAGGATGCTCCAAAAAGAGAGCCGCTGTTTGACATCGTGAATAGTAAAACCAACTCCGGACCAAGCGCCGCGTACCGCGGATCACGGACCGGGGGCCTGAAACTTTTTCCAACTACAGAGAGTGATATGACAAAAACATTTTACGAAACTGATGGTGGCCGAAAAGCCGCTGGATATAAATGCACTAAGGCGTTTGGCGGTGATTGTGTGGTGCGGTCAATAAGCATCGCGCTTGACCAACCTTACAATGCTACATTTATGGAATTGATGGAACTAGGTATGGAGATGGGCGGCTTTCCTGATATGCCGCCCGTTCACGAGGCATATCTCCAAAACAAAGGATGGGTAAAAAACAAATGCCCACGCGATGAAAACGGCAAGCTTATTAAATTGGGTAATTGGGATTTCCAAGGCACAGCCGTTGTTCTTAATAGCGGTCATTTGACTGCCGTAAAAGACGGAGATGTCTACGATAAGTGGGACTGTCGTTACAGGCCAGTAAACACCTACTGGACAAAAGCATGAATAAGGGGCGGCCTTCGGGTCGCCCTTTTTGTTTGCAGTAACATTTACCTATATAGAGCTCAAATTTAAAAAAATATTTTTTTCATTTTACAGGGTGTTACCTCCGTTACCGGTGTTACCTGTAGGTTAAACGATTATACTATAAGGCTTTTCCAGTAACATAAATGGTAACACCTTTTAAATTAATGGTGTTACCTTTAGATCAAAATTCGCCTTATGGGGGGTCTGGCCTGTTTTTTTTAAAAAAATATTTTTGACCCTATATAGGTAAATGCGTTACTTATTGGGTATGGCAAAGAAACCTGAGACCCGCGGGCGGAAGAAATGCACCATTCATACGCCCCTATCCCGTAAGCAAGAACTGTTTGTTAAAGAGCTTGTCAGCAATGACGGGCAGATAACTTTGAGGGAAGCTGCGATAAACGCCGGGTATGCTGAAAACAGCGCACATACCCGTGCTTATGAGCTAACCAATCCGAACATCAGCCCACACGTTGTGCACCAGATTAAAGAATACCGCAAAGAACTGGACCATAAGTTTGCAATTACCTTTGGTCGGCATGTTCGAGATTTGCAGAAGATTAGAGATGAGGCCCTGCAAAACGGTGCTTACTCTGCCGCAGTCCAAGCGGAATATCGTCGGGGTCAGGCGCAAGGCGATATCTACGTGAATAAATCAGAGATTCGGCACGGCACCATCGACAGCATGTCGAAAACAGAAGTCTTGCAAGCTTTGAAAGAAATCAAAGAATCTTACCAAGGGGTAACTATTGATGTTGACCCAGAAGAAGTTGAAGCAACCGACGATAGCGCGGAAGAGCGAGAACGGATTCTACCAGCAGTTCAAAACAGCGGTGAAGAAGCTGGACCGCCAGATCAAGCTGACGCGACTTGAATGCTGGGTCGGGGCTGGAACGCCTGACGTTTTAGTTTATGACGAAACGGGCATGTTTCATTTTGTTGAGCTGAAATATACCGAAACCAATAAAGTTCACTTTGAACCCTCTCAAGTAAGCTGGCACGCCCGCCATCAAGACGGGTCCGTTTGGGTTTTTATAAAACAGCGCAAGAAAGACGGGACATCCGATTGTCTTGTGTATCCGGCCAAATCCGTAATTGATTTAACAACCGATGGCATAAAACAAACAAAGCCCGCTTTGGTTTGTGCAGAGCCTTTTGACTGGGATAAAATTTTGCAGTTGACATGCCCCAGTTAATCCCATAAAGATGGGCCTCCATTACAGAGGAGATTTTGATATGGAACTCAAAATAACACAGACGCATGGACGCTGGGATAAAAATCCGAAAATCACGGACGTGCTGATCACTGGCAAAGATATGAACGAAGTTTATGCCAAGGTTTTTCGTGAGCACGACAACCGATACAAATATTGCAACGGCTCGTTTTTCAAGTTTCACGATGAAGCGCACGAGAGTGGGTATTACGAATGGAGAAAAGACCCGCACAACTACGCAAGCAATGGCGGAGATATGTGGTGAAAAAATACAAAGTAAGAGTAACTGTGTACCACGGCTTTGAGGTCGAGGCAGACAATGAGGAAGATGCTAGAGAAGCGGCGATTGGAGAACCGTGGGAGCTCGTTAAACATTGCATAATTGATATTGAGGAAAAGGAGGATGCATTATGAATCTGGATAACGAAGAAAAAGCAAAAATCCTTTGGGAATTTAAGGACGGTTTTGAGGCGTACAAAAAAGAGTTAGCCGGAGGTTACGATGAAGACGAAAACTATTGGCACGGCTTCATTGTTCCAATCGGAGATACTATGAAGGCGTTTGATCTACGTTTTTGCCAATTAGATGGCGAAATATTATGTACTGCTTATCGGTGCAATGGGCCCGATGAGAATGACAATTATTCTACCGATTGTTCAGAGGGTTGGTGCCTGATATGACACGCCGATATAAACCCGCCACCGCAAAAATTACTGCCACCTATGTATTAGACCTTGAGCCGGAAGAAGTGAAAGCTTTGGAAACCGGTGAAAAAGATATTACTGAAATTGAGGGCTGGAGCGATGAGCGGACAAATGTGGAATTTACTTGGATGGAATACGGAGAACCTTAAAATGATATTTTTATTCGATTTATTGGGCAAAATTTTATATGGCCCTGATTATAAAAAACATGCAAACAGAGCCCGCCGGAGAACACGTCGACGGAGATAATGGAAGAGCCGCTTGACGCGGCTTTTCTTTTGTCTTATGTATGGGACTTTCTAAGACTTGGGGAATGAGATGAAAACACAATTCACTAGAGTAAGCCGGAACAGCAAAGTCGGGCCAATACCGACAACAGTGACAAGCGCAAAAGCTTGTCCGGAATCGTGCCCGCTGAAAAATGCGGGCTGTTACGCAGACGGCGGGCCAACTGCTATAAACTGGCAAAAGGTTACCGCCGGAGAACGCGGCGACGATTGGGCCGGTTTTTTGGAAAACGTAAAAAGCAAAATCATGAAGCGCGGGCTATGGCGTCACAATGTGGCCGGTGACTTGATATCTGACGGCGTGACAATTGACGCCGAAAAGCTTCGCCAGCTTGCACAAGCAAACAAAGGAAAGCGCGGCTTCACTTACACGCACCATGACATTGTAAATAATCCGGCAAACAAGAAAGCAATTCGGTCCGCGAATGCGGCGGGGTTTACCGTCAACTTGTCAGGAAATAATCCGGCGCACGCTGATCAATTGGCCGACGAAAACGCAGGCCCCGTTGTTACGTTATTGCCGGTCGAGTACGGGAGGGCAAAAAAAGAAAGCTTGTCGAATTATAAAAAGCGGCTTTCTAAATTGCACAAACAAACCCCAGCGGGCCGGTCGATCACAGTGTGCCCTGCGACCTTTCTAGATGAAATGGATTGCGCCGCTTGCGGCTTATGCCAAAACCAAAACCGCGCCGCCATTGTCGGCTTTCCGGCGCATGGATTCCGGACCAAGAAAGCGGATGCAATCGCCCGCAAATAACTTTTGAAAAAATAGCTTGGAGATTATGCGAAATTATGCCATAAAAAGCGGGCGGGCAATTCCGTCCGTTTTTTTGCATAGGAGATAATCATGCAAACCACTACAGAAATCACCGCAACAGCGGCGTATAAAACTGACGCAATAGCGCATGGCATTGGTAACAGTGCCGTGTCGAATAACTGGTGGAACCGGCCAGCAGACGAACGGTTTTTGTCCCTTGATGAAATGCTTGCCTACAAGCAAGCGGACGCGGCGGGCATGACCGACAGAATCGTAAACACTCACAAAATGAAAATTGAGGGGCAGATTGACGAAAGCAATTTACGACATGGGCATATCGAAGTGACCTACACGGATGAAAACGGGGCCGAACATATCAACACCCCGTCAAATTGGTCTTTTAATCAATTGGCACAACTGGCCGGAGCCCCCGCCGGATATTTGCGGAGCCTACCGGCACCGCTTGCCGCCGATAATATGCAATGGGGTTTGACGCAAAACAGGGGCAAGGAATTGATCAAAACATATTCGGGCGAAAATAGCGGGTCGCAATTGCGGGCCGCTACTGGTCCGGATTATGGCCGGATTTATGACCATGAATTGCTGACGGCTATAAAACAGTTTGCAGACCCCGAACGCTGGAAGGTTCCGGGTATGATGGTCGCGGGCGGACTGTATGACCCATTCGTGCCGGTGTCA